CGCGGTGGGCGGCGCGGTGGACGGCGCGGTGGGCGGCGCGGTGGACGACGCGGTGGACGACGCGGTGCGCGACGCGGTGCGCGACGCGGTGGGCGGCGCGGTGGGCGGCGCGGTGGACGACGCGGTGGACGACGCGGTGGACGACGCGGTGGACGCTCGAAGATCATCCGTTCTGTCCGCGATCTCCAACAACTGGAACCGTTATCTGGGAGGTCAATTATGGGTCGGAGGATGGTATTGGGGCGCCGCTTACACGAGCTTCTTCCGTGAGGTCTGCGGGATCCTTTTGGATAACAATATGTGGGATCGCGGACGCGCCTACGAAGATACAATCCAGTCAGCCTGCTGGTGGTATCCGCACCGAGATTTCATCATGGTCTGTGAGCGGCCGACCGTGATTGGCCGCGAACTCACCAATCCGAACCGTCCGCGCGGATGGGGATCTCATAGACTTCATAGCGAGACGGGGCCAGCGGTTGGCTTCCAAGACGGTTGGGGCGTCTGGGCGATACACGGTGTGCGCGTGCCTCAATACGTGGTGGAACAGCCTAATCTGATCACGCCAGCGCTGATCGATGCCGAGACGAACGCCGAGGTTCGGCGCATCATGATCGATCGATATGGCGCTGATCGATATGTGCGTGACAGCGGAGCTACGGTCGTTCACTCTGACCTGGATCAGTACGACCGTCCGCGGCGTTTGCTGCGGAAGGAGATTTCCGGTGACGAGCCGATTGTGATGGTCGAGGTGACGAACGCGACGCGGGAACCCGACGGCTCGCTCAAGAAGTACATGCTCCGCGTCGATCCGAACGCTTACCGTGGCCGCGCCGGCAGGGAGTGCCATGCGGCGATTGCGAGCACATGGCGGCGGAAGGGCGATACGTCGGTGTTGATGTTCGCTGAGCCGTCCGATTACTGCCCGGTCGTGGAGAGTTAGACGTGACTGACGGCAGCGGCTTAAAATACGAGTTAAACGGCGTTAGGTACGCCACGAACGAAGCGGTTAATGCCGCCCTAGCCGCTCATCTAGGCTTGGATGCGTTGCCCCAAATGGGCAAGCATGGCGGTGAGATCGTCCTCCTGATCGACGGAAAGTTCGTCCGCATGTTCACCTACACGCACGAAGACGGCGTGGATAAGATCGTGCCCGTATGAGCACCGAATCCAGACGAGCCGCCGTCAAGGTATGGCACGAAAAGCGCGCGCTGAGTGGTGATCGCAAGGTGACCGTCTGGCTCTCGATTGCGGCGCGCGCCAAGTTGACTGAGTTGGCTAAGGTGTCCGGATCGAAGGACCGGGCGGCTGAGCGGGCGATTATGGAGGCGGGAAATCCGCTGTATTCGATTGATGACGCGGGAAATATCTCGCTAGTTGAGGGCGAAAAATGAACCTGCTCCAGAAACTCCTCACGATCCTGTCCTGGGTCGCCGTCATCGAACTCCCCGCGCTAGGCTGGCGGCTTCAAGGCTGGTGGGGCGTTGGGATCGGTTTTGTGATCGGGTTCATGTTCTGGAACTGGGCGCACGATTGGGACGTGCGGAAACTGATGCGGGAGCAGCGGGAAACGAAGAGGCTGGCGGGGCTGTGAGCGAGCCCGAGCCGATCTACACGCCAATCGAAAGGATGGCCCGCTTTCTATGTGCGCGGACGGGTGAGCCGATAGACATGATCGTTGCCCGCGGAGTTCCTTCGGTCTGGCGCTTCGGCCAATCAGCATCGGGCGGCGTTCCCAACTGGCAGCATTACGCGCAGTCGGCCCGCGACGCCATCGACGCAGCCGTCTACTCCGGATTGATAACTCAGGACGATGCCGATAAATTCATGGGACCATGACCGATAATCCAGAAGACCTGACCGAAGCCTCGCTAGAACGCGCCCTAGCCGAAATGCGGGCATCAGGTGAGAAGATTATCTTCCGCCCGAACTACGTCACCATCTATGAGGATGGCCGCGTCCTATTCCGCGAGGTTCTGGATTCCGATATCTATCTTCCATGAAACTCGACATTGGCGGCCAGATCATCGACGTTGAGCGGCAACTGGCTGAGCTGGACCGGGTTGACTACGAGGAGAGCCTTTACAAGTTTCTGCGGGCTGGGTGGCACGCGGTAGATCCCGCTATGTGGAAAGATGGTTGGGCGGTTGAAGCGGTAGCCGAACACGTTCAGGCGGTTGTGGACGGCCAGATTAAGCGATTGTTGGTCAATCAACCTCCTCGTACATGTAAATCGAGCCTGTCGTCTGTTGCTCTCCCCGCGTGGTGCTGGGCGCAGCCTAAGAAGAGACATTCTCCAACCTGCGGGCCTCACGTTCAATTTCTGCACGCCTCTTACGCCGAGAAGCTTTCCCTTCGCGATAGCGTGAAGTGCCGGCGCTTGATCCAGTCGGAATTCTACCAGCGACACTGGGGAAAGCGGTTCCGACTTTCGAGCGATCAGAACGTCAAATCTCGCTTCTCGAATGATCAGGGCGGAGAACGCCTGATTACCTCAATCGGTGGTGCAACCACCGGCGAGGGAATGATGATCGGAGTAATTGACGACGCGAATGCGGCCGGTGAAGCATTTTCCGAGGCTACGATTCAGACGACAAACGACTGGTGGGATCAGGTGATGAGGACGCGCCTGAATGATGCGCAAACCGGGGCCTTCATCGTCGTGCAGCAGCGCCTAGCTGAGGACGATCTCACGGGCCATATCCTATCGAAGGATCACGGCGAGTGGACGCATCTCATGCTTCCACTTGAGTACGAGCCGGAGCGTTCGTATCACACGGTTCTGGGGATCAACGAAGACGGCCCGATAACATGGACCGATCCGCGCACCGTGGCGGGAGAACTCTTGTGGGAAGAGCGGTTCCCGCAGGAAGAGGTCGATAGTCTGCGCCGGGACCTAGGGCCTTACGGCTTCGCTGGACAGATGCAGCAGCGCCCAGAGCCGGCTGGCGGCGGTATCATCAAGCGGGAATGGTGGCAGTTGTGGGACGATCCGGCCTTCCCGCCCATGGACTACATCTTGGCGAGCCTGGACACCGCATACACCGAGAAGACCATGAATGACGCCAGCGCCATGACTATTTGGGGCGTGTTCACGACTGATCCGGTGGCGGTCGCTAGTCGGATGATTAATCCCGAGGGACGGCCAGAGTATTTGCCGCGGACCTACACCGAGCAAGCCCCCAAGGTCATGTTGATGCACGCATGGAACGTGCGGATGGAATTGCATGAACTCGTCAATAAGGTCGCGGATACGTGCAAGAAGTTCAAAATTGATCTCCTATTGATAGAGAATAAAGCTTCGGGTATTAGTGTTGCCCAGGAGATGAGGCGGCTATACGGACACGAGGATTTCGGTGTTCAACTGAAAGACCCGAAGTCTCAGGACAAACTTAGCAGGCTATATTCTTGCCAGCATCTTTGGGCCGAGGGGATTATCTATGCTCCTGACCGTAAATGGTCAGACGAGGTGATTACGCAGGTTGCTCAATTCCCGACCGGGAAACATGACGATTTGGTGGATACCTGTTCTCAAGCTCTCAGGCATTTGCGCGATACTGGTCTAATCGTCAGAGCCCCAGAACGCCTTGCCGAGATAGACGACATGCGTCAGTATGCTGGCAAGCCGCCTGGGGCGCTGTATCCGAGTTGACGATGGATTTTATGGCTATCTGGTTTGGCGGCCTGTTTATCGCAATCGCCCTTGCCATAGGATGGCCCATGTTCACGGCCAAGCCGGGGCGCTTGATGTGATCCTCTCCTGGTGCTCCAACCCCAAGTGCGTACGAGATGAGTGCGCGAGGCGGAGGGCGAGCGAGATATCGCCCGTGACCGTTAGCTGGCATCCGCCGCAGAAACCGACGAGGAAACCGAAATGACCCCCTTCTGGATGGGCGCAATCTGGGCAAGCCTGTTCTGGGTGCTGGCCTATTGCGCCGCCGTCGTCTCATGGGCGATCTGGGATATCCGCCAGCGTGGCGCCGAGATGATGAACACCGAGGCGGCGAATGATCGGGTCGGATATTGGCGTGCGACTGATGGAGGGTTCGGCGAAAAGCGTCCCGATCCGCTGGCCGACGTGAACGGCCGGCTTGCGTGACCGAGCGCATCCTAGCCTCCGCCACCGTAGACATGCTCCGCTTCGGCCCCGTCCCACTCTGGGAAGTGACCGTGACGGGCGGCAACACCGATAGCGTTCGGACGTACCAGATCGACGCGACGACGGACGACAAGGCGGCGCAGAAAGGGATCGACCTCTTCGTGGATGAAATGGAGGCTCTGGCGTCCGTCTCGGAATTGAGCGATAACACACCTGTAGGGTAGCTTGGGAACATCCGGGCTCACCGGCGGGGAGTGAGCCAATTGCCGGTTCTGGTCGTATCGCTACGTGTCCCAGGCGCGCTTTCGGGCGTACGTTTTGCACGTAAAGACCGGAATCCCCGTGATTACCCTAGCGTGAAGTGATGGGCGAATTGTGGGCCGCTCCGTGTATCAAAAATCTGAGTGAGGCCCTGATTGAGGGCGCACAAAGCATGGAAGACATCGGCGGGTTCGTTGAGCAGCGCCAGGTTGACCAGTTCATTCGCGATGTTCGCAAGGCCGCTGAGCAACTTCTGATCATGCGCGATCGGCTTTCCTGATGGCTGGCCTCGCACCCTCCAATGCCAACATCCGCCAACCCGCGCCGGATGTGATCCAAATCCCAGACGAGGATATCGTTGTCGAACTGGGCGGCGATGCGCCGGCGGTAATCGGCGACAAATCCATCACCATTGAACACGCGGACGGCTCCGTCACCGTCAGCCTGAATGGCCGTCCAGAGCCCACGAAGCCCACTGGCCATTTCGACAATCTAGTTGACGCCATGGACGACGCCGAAGTCTCCCGTATCAGCGAAGACCTGCTCCGCGGCATCGATGACGACCTGAATTCCCGCAAGGACTGGACTGAGACCTACGCGCAGGGCATCCGGCTGCTGGGACTCATGATCGAGGTCCCGAACATCTCTGGCGCGAGTGATGGCGCGCCGGTCGAGGGGATGTCAAAAGTCAGACACCCCCTCTTGTTGGAAGCCGTATTAAGGTTTCAGGCGAACGCGCGCAGCGAGTTACTCCCCACGGACGGCCCCGTCAAGGTCCGAAACGACGATAACAATGCCGTGCTGGGCGAGGATCAACTCGCCGACGATCTTGAGGAGGATTTGAACCACTACCTGACCGTTGGCGCGCCCGAGTATTACCCCGACACCGACCGGATGCTGCTCAAGCTCGGGTTCGGGGGCACGAGTTTCAAGAAGGTCTATTTCTGCCCGCTCCGGAACCGACCGGTTTCCGAGACGGTGGATGCCGATGATCTGATCGTCAACTCGGCCGCGACCGATTTGCACAATGCCAAGCGCGTGACGCACAAGGTCATGATGCGGCCCTCGACGGTGAAGCGCCTGCAGATCATGGGCGTCTATCGCGACGTGTCGCTGATGACGCCGCTGGCGCCGAAGAATGATGCCGTCCAGCGCGAGCAGAAGGCGCAGCAGGGTATCCAAGCGGATTCGGCCAAGCCTGAGGACCGCGACCGGGAAATCTACGAGTGCTATTGCGAGCTGGATATCCAGGGCTACGAGCACGAGTGGAAAGGCAAGATTTCCGGCCTTGAAATCCCCTACCGCGTGACGATTGACGTATCGAGCCGGGAAGTCCTGTCGATCACGCGGAATTTCAACCAGGAGACGGAACAGCTCCCGGTCGCGAGGACGAATTTCGTCAAGTACACATTCGTTCCGGGTCTTGGGTTCTACGACATTGGCCTGTTGCACATTCTGGGCAACACGACGAACGCCCTGACGGCGGCTTGGCGCGAAATGCTCGACGCCGGCATGTACGCCAATTTCCCAGGCTTCCTGATGGCCGATAGCGGCGCGCGGCAGAACACGAATATATTCCGCATCCCCCCTGGCGGGGGCGCGCTGGTGAAGACTGGCGGCGTTCCCCTGAAGGATGCCGTGATGCCGCTGCCCTACACTACGCAGGGCATGGCGGCTCTGGGCGCATTGGCGGGTGAGATCGCCCAGACAGGCGCTAGGATAGGCGGCACGTCGGAACAGCAAGTCGGCGAGGGCCGCGCGGACGCTCCGGTCGGAACCACGCTGGCGCTGATCGACCAGGCGACGAAGGTTATGAACTCCGTCCACAAGCGGTGTCACGCATCGCAGGCCGAGGAATTTACGCTTTTGAAGGAATGCTTTCGCGAGCATCCGGAATCGTTTTGGCAACGGAAGGGGCGTTCGGCGCGGGTCTGGGATGAGGCGACGTTTATGCGGGCGCTGGATAACTGCGACCTCGTTCCTCAGGCCGATCCGAACACGGCCTCGCATGGCCAGCGCGTGATGAAGATCATGGGGCTGAAGCAATTGCAGGCGGCTGATCCGGCCATGTTTAACGGCTACGCGATCAATGTTGCCGCGCTGGCCGCATTGGGCTGGAGCAACCCAGAGCAGTTCATGCGTCCCGAGGATCAGGCCGAGCAACCATCGCCCGAAATCATGAAGGGCATGGCGGACGTTCAGAACGATACGAAGAAGGCCGACGCCGACATGCTTCGCGCCCAATCTGCTGCGCAAAAGGTGAAGCAAGAGGGCCTCGCCGCTGCCAATGATCAGGCCGGGCAGCAGGATACGCCGGTCGATGTGCTTGAGGCGCAGACGCGGGCTAAGGAAGTTGGCGACAAAAAGGAAGAAAGCCAATTGCTGGCCAACACTGCGGCAGAAGATCGCGCGTCGGACGAGAAAATCGCCGCCGTTGACCTCGCCAAGGCCATTATCGAGAAGACGGGCGAAATAAAGGTCGCTGAAGCCGAAATGAAGAAGGTTGGTGGCGATGTGGCCAAGAAGCCGAACGGCGGGAAATGACGGGGTTTTATGGGGAGCGCCTTAGGTGGTGACGATTTTCCTTTTGCTGGCAGCAGAACCCGCGCCCATCCCGATCGTCAATATGTTTGACGAGTGCGGTGAGCCAACTGACGAGTGGGAAGACGCAAATACATTCGTGGCGGGGCCGCTTGCCAACGGTTCTTGGGTAGCCGGACTGACTTGCGAATACCGTGAAGCGGTATTGCATTAGCGGCCTGGTTTCCCGCCGCAAGTAAGCGTGTTATCTATTCCGTAGTTGAGGGCCTGAGCATGTATCAAGAAGCCGCTAAGTACCGCGCCGACCGCAAGGCGAAGGCCGAGAAGATGGCTGCGGGCAGTTCCACCAAGCCGGACTCCTCGGATTGGTCGCAGGCTGGTCCGCTAGATGCGGACGTTCAGACGGGCGAGCGTCCGGTTTCTCGGCGACAGTTCAGGTCTGGCGGCGCTGTGTCGGGCGATTTCACCGCGATGCGCGCCGACCGCAAGCCGCGCCTCGGGGGCATGTCGGCGTCGGAGTACATCAATCGTGACGTGAAGGCGGCGAACGAGGATCGCGCCGGGACGAAGCACGTTGGTGGGTTCGCGACTGGCGGGAATGTGGGCGATACCGTGCCCACGTCGAGGCTGGCGTTCACGGGCGGGGAAAGCCGCCTGTCGAAGGCCGCCGGCCTGAAGAAGGGTGGCCGAACCGCGAAGGCCATGGGCGGAATGCTCGGTATTCTGCCGGAATTGCTCGATGCTTCGGGAAAGAAGGACAAGGATGCGGGTTCGGCCCAAGTGGTCGGACGCGCGACGGGCGGCAAGGTTGACGGCAGCGTGTCGGGAACGCCGATCACGGGCGGTCGGACGCCAAAGGCGGCGGGTGGTGGAACAGGCAAGGATGCCGAGGGGCACGGATCATATTCCAAGCCGACCCATTACGAAATCCACGACCGACACACCGGAACCGTGGTTGGCAAGGCCATGACCCGTAGCGGTGCCACTCGCTCAGTTGACAAGCGCGACAACGCATACGGCGGCTATCGATATGGTGCGCGAGCCGTCTACGCGAACCCCGAAACCGCTGCTGGCATCAATCCGCCCGTCGCCCGCGCCTCCGGCGGTCGCACCAAGGGCAAGATGAACGTGAACATCATCATCGGCGCGCCGGGCGGTGGTCAGGGCGCGCCTCCGCAACCCATGCCTATGCCCCCGCCGCAAATGGCAGCTCCGATGCGACCGCCGATGCCTGCTCCGGGGCCTGTGGGACCGCCAGTTGGCGCTGGTCCGCCTATGCCGCCTCCGCAGATGCCTATGGGGCGCAAGCGTGGCGGACGGGCTGGGTATGACGCTGGCGCCGGGAGTGGCGAGGGGCGACTGGAGAAGGTCGCGAAGTATGGGGATAAGGCGTGACCTATGACCCGCCGATTGAGGATTGGGACGATATCTCGACGGATAACGTCTAATCGCCTATGCAAACCCTGAATACCGCCTTCGAGCAGGCCCTGACGAAACTGATGGACGAGGAAATCGAAGCGGCCAGAGAGCGGATCAGCGCAGGCCAGATGACCCCGGAAGACTACCGCTTTCAGTGTGGTAAGCTTGCCGGGATGAGAGACGTTCTCGGATATTTCGAGATCGTGAACAAACTACTCAGCGAGAGGTGATTGATGCCGGCGGCTCCAATGTTCCATGCGGTCGATCCGCGCGACGATTTGCGCGACAAGATCGGCGATATCAGCGGGAACGACGTTTTCCATAACCAGGTGCTGGTCGCCGTCTATATCGCCCCGCAGCAAATGGCGTCCGGCATCTGGCGACCGGAAAGCAACCAGGACGAGGACCGTTATCAGTCCAAGGTCGGGCTAATTCTCAAGACTGGTCCCAAGGCGTTTCAAGACCCTAGCGGCGTCTGGGAATGGCCCGAAGACATGGGCGTCGGAGATTGGGTCTATTTCCGCATCTCGGATAGTTGGGCTTGCACGGTGAATGGGGCACGGAACAACCTATGCCGCGTTCTGAAGGATGGGGATCTTCGTGGGCGCATTCAGCACCCGGATCAGATTTGGTAGGGCGAGATGCGAGTTCGCAAATTGAAGGTGCGCCCTACGGCTGAAGACGAAATTCCTTCTCCCGAGGAACTATCCGTCGCCGCGCGAGTGAAGACCGAAATCGAAGCCATGTTCGGCCATGCGCGTCTAGCGACCGACCCCGAGATCGGCGCATACATTCGCACGCCATTCCGGGACTACATCTACGATGCCCTCAAGAACGGCTATTGGGAGCGCGGTGGTCACTTTCCGTTAGATACGCCGCTGGAGTCGGACGAAGAGGCCGCAATCTCACGGTCCATTGAGGAGTTCACCCGCGAGTTCCCCGACGCCAAAAACCAGCAACTCGTCTGGCGCCTTGAGCCCGAGTTCCGCAGACTTAAAGCATCGGCTGCGATGGAAAAGTGGGGCATTCCAGCCTATCCTGAGCGCGTCGTGTTATATCTACGCTTCACCGTCACACCGCTAGGAGTCCATGGTGGCAAAAGAAACTAAGCCGAACGGCGCCGTACACGAAGACGGCGACCTTGAGATCGAACTCGATCCGGTGGTCATCGAGAAACTCGCCGAGACTGAGGTCAGGGTCGCTGAACAGGAAGACAAGCCTCCGGTTGGCGACCCTCCCCCCGCCGCGGTTCCGGCCGAGGAAGGTATCGAGGCGCTTCGGGCGAATTTGGAGCGTGAGAAGTCCGCGCGCCTAGCGTCCGAGGCCCGCGAGCGTGAAGCCAACGCCCGCGCGAACAACGCCGGCAAGGAAGTCCAAGACACCAATCTGGCCTTGGTCACCAACGCCATCGCGCAAGTGAACCAAGACAGCGACATGCTTGAGGCGAACTACGCCCAGGCCATGACGGACGGTGACTACGCAGCCGGCGCGAAAATCCAGCGTCAGATGGCGGCCAATGCGGCGAAACTGCAGCAACTGGAAAACGGCAAGACGGCGCTTGAGGCGGAGGCTAAGAACCCTCGGCGTGAGGAACCGCGCGTCGAGAGTGATCCCGTCGAGGCGTTGGCCGGTCAGCTTTCGCCAAGGTCCGCGTCATGGGTTCGCTCGCATCCCGAATACGCCACCGATCCGCGCCTCTATCAGAAGATGCTGGCGGCGCACAATCTGGCGGTCGCGGACGGCGTGAAGACCGATACAGACGACTATTTCGAGGCTATCGAGGACACGCTGAAAATCCGCCGCCGTGAGCCTGAGCGCGAGGAAGAAACTGCGCTGTCTGGCGCGGCTGATGGCACTCGCCGCCAGTCGCCCGCCGCAGCTCCGGTTTCGCGGGGTGGCGGCATGGACGGGCAGAAGAAGCCAGGGACCGTGCGTTTGTCCGCTGCCGAAGTGGAAATCGCGGCGCTGAACGGACAGACGGTCCAAGAATATGCGGCGAACAAGGCCGCGCTTATCGCTGAAGGGAAATTGAATTAGTCATGGCTGAAACATCCTCCGCCCGCGCCCCCATGCGCGAAGACGACTCCAAAGCCCGCGCCGCACTCCGCACTCAGGAACTGATCGGCCACGGCGTAGACAACGAAGTCGATACCGACCAGTTCGCCATTCCCGCCGAGGATATCCCTGACGGTTGGACCTACGAGTGGAAAACCGACACCGTGCTAGGTCAGGAGAAC